ACAACAACTGCTAATACTTTAGATAATGGTACAGATGATTACGCAGATGTAACAGGACTACCTGCTTCTTCTGCAGATGTAGCAATCCTTGGCGCTTCTTACAAATTATTATCGTATGTAGATGCTGGTCGAATCAATCTAAGTTCAGCAGAAGCTGATCTTAACGATACCAAGATTCCTAGCACAGCCGGTGTTTCATCTTCTCGTTATATCTATGCCTTATACCAACAAAGACTTACTGAAGAAGCGTTAAAATTACAAGACAAGTATCCAATCCGCATCCATTACACCAAGTAAGGCAAACCAATGACCAGACAATACTCGTCCACTAGTAATGCAACAACACTTGCTAGCTCTATTAACAGCACTGTTACCAGCCTAACAGTGGCAACAGGTACTGGTGCAGCGCTTCTAGGTGGTGTAACACTAGCCGCTGGAAATGTTGATATCTTTACTGTCGCATTAGATCCAGATACAGTCAATGAAGAAATTGTTTATGTAACTCAAAGAAGTGGTGACACACTAACTATCAGTCGAGGTCAAGCTGGTACTGGTACCCCAGGCGTATCTGGTATTGCCCATACTTCAGGTGCAGCAATCAAACACGTACTGACAAGTGATGACCTTATATTCTTCCGTAATAACGCATCACCTGTAGCATCCTTTGCCTTCAGCGGATCTACTTCTGGAACTACCACAGTGCAGGCAACTGCGGTTGCTGGCACTAATACCTTGACACTACCAGCAACTAGTAACGATACCTTGGTAGGTAAGGCAACAACAGATACCTTAACCAATAAGACCTTGACTAGCCCTGTTATTAACAGCGCAAAAGTAAACCTTGCTCTTAATGCCCAGACAGGAACTACCTATACCTTGGTTGCTGCTGACTCTGGCAAGCTAGTTACAACCTCAAATGCTTCGGCAGTAACGGTAACAATTCCACCATCAGTTTTCGCAGCTGGTGAACAGATCAACGTTCAATCTATCGGCGCTGGTATTACCAGCTTTGCTGCCGGTGCTGGTGTAACTATTACTTCAACCGGTGCTACCGCTGCTGCTCCAAACCTACGAGCACAGTTCTCAGCTTGTACTATTATCTGTACTGCATCTAATGTATTTACGGTGATCGGAGATCTCTCCTAATGCCAATCCTTGGAATTATGGCTAGTGCCATTTCAGGCAACCTTTGGTCACCAGGCAAAGACTATGACAGCATTGCGACCGTTTCTTTGGGAGCAACCACTGCATCATCAATAAGTTTTACTTCTATACCTAGTACTTATCGCCATCTACAACTTAGGTTATTTGCTAGAGCCATTCAAGGAAACAATAGTGATGGTGTTATTATGAGATTTAATAGTGATACAGGAAATAACTATACGCTTCACTGGCTATCAGGAGACGGTTCTTCTGCAAGTGCATTAGGAATTGCACCTTATGGTGGAATTAGATTGGGTCAATTGTCAGCAGACAATGCGCCGACAGGAACGCTTGGAGCCAACGTGGTTGATGTTTTAGATTACGCCAACACTAATAAATATAAAACTGGTAGAGCGCTAGGTGGCTATGACGCTAATGGGTTTGGTCAAGTAATGCTCACATCTGGTGTCTGGATGAACACTGCTGCTGTTACTTCAATAACAATGACAGTCACTGGTGGAACTGGTTTTCAACAATACACACACGCAGCACTTTACGGGGTGAAATAATATGGCCGCAGTTGAACATATAAAGCGCTATGAATCACTCCTGAATGAATGGGATAAGAATAACTTTTTAGAAAGAGTTGGCAATCAAGATCCAGATGCTTGTTGGATTTGGCCTGGAGCCAAGGTCAGCGAAGGATATGGAATAGTAAGAAAGCGCCACGATCAAAAGGTTTATACTTTATTTGCTCATCGCATTATGTTTATGATTCACAACGGGGAAATACCAGAGGGTTTAGTAGTAGATCATCACTGCCATACTCAGGATTTAGATAACTGCTTACCTAAAACAGAGTGTAAGCATAGAGCCTGCGTAAACCCTAATCACTTGCGAGCTATTACTAAGCAAGAAAATTCAAGGATTAAAAGAACATATAGAGATGGTCGCTTTCCAGAAAGCGCATATACAAATCGCAGAGAAAAAAAGGGAACTTGTAAACAAGGTCATCTTTGGATTGAGGAAAATATGGTAACTAGAAAATCCGGTAAAGTTGATTGTGCTGTTTGTAGAAAGATCCAAAACTCTAAGCAAAAGGTAGGTGCATAGTGCCAGCTGCCAATACATACACACAGATTGCCTCAACCACTCTTAGTTCTGCCGCTTCAAGCGTAACATTCTCAAGCATTGCTGGTACTTATACTGATTTGGTTTTAGTAGTTAATCCAATCCCAGTTACTGCTGGTTATGATATGTATATAACTTTTAATAACGATGCTACTGCAATTTATTCAAGAACATATTTGTTAGGAAATGGTTCGGCTGCAAGTTCAGGTCGGGATACTTTGCAAAATGCTTTTGTGCCTGGTGGTATTTACAATAATGGCACATTTATTATTCAAATACCTAACTATTCAAATGCGACTACTAATAAAACAGCACTAGCAAGAGTAAGCATTGCAAGCACTTATGCCGTTGCAACTGTTGGTTTATGGCGTTCTACCGCAGCAATAAATAGAATAGATATAAGCAGTGCATTAGGTTCAAACTTAGCATCTGGCAGCACATTCAATCTCTACGGCATCACGGCAGCATAAGGGGAAACTAAATGCCAAATACATATACTTTGCTCGAACAAATCACTGTCGGAGCTGCGGGAGCAAGCAGCGTTACATTCAACAGCATCCCTCAAACTGGCTACACCGATTTGGTAATTAGAGCAAGCGCAAGAAGTGACTCAAGCGTTATGGATTTTCAATTAAGATTTAACGGTTCTAGTGCAAACTTAACAGACCGTTGGTTATATGGAGATGGTTCTAGCGCAGCAAGTATAAATAATGCTTCTCTATACATTGAAGGCAATCGCGGTACTTGGACATCAAACACTTTTTCAAACACTCAAATTTACATACCTAATTACACTTCATCTAATTACAAATCAGTAAGCATTGAAACAGTAACAGAAAATAATGCTACAACAGCAAATGCTTTTATGATTGCTGGTCTTTGGTCTAACACCGCAGCAATCACTTCAGCAACAATCTTGCCTACTTCAGGAAACATTGTTCAATACTCAACCTTCTCCCTTTACGGCGTATCTGCCCTTGGCACTACCCCAACAAAGGCACCAAAGGCAAGAGGCGGCGATATCATTCAGACCGATGGCACTTACTGGTACCACGCATTTCTTTCATCAGGCACCTTTACCCCAGCCACAGCCTTATCTTGCGATGTCTTAGTTGTCGCAGGTGGCGGTGGCGGTGGATTTACAACCAACTCTCGCGGCGGCGGCGGTGGTGGTGGTGCAGGTGGTCTTGCTTATTATGCTTCACAGTCAATCGGAACATCTGCACAAACAGTAACCATCGGTGCAGGTGGCGCAGGTGCTACAAGCCTCACGGCAGTATCTGGTAGCAATTCACAATTTGCATCATTGACTGCTGCCGTTGGCGGCGGAGGTGGTGCTTGCACTTTTACTGGTTCTGGTGCTTTAACTGGTGGCTCAGGTGGTGGTGGCGAAGGTGACAGTTTTACTACTGGTGCTAATGGAACAGCAGGACAAGGCAATAAAGGCGGTAATGGAGCAAGTGGTGGCGCTTCGGGAACTACGGCAGGCGGTGGTGGTGGAGCAGGTGCAGTTGGCACAAATGCAACATCAACTGTTCCTGGTGCAGGTGGTATTGGTGTGAATACTTATTCATCTTGGCTATCAACAACAGGTTTAGGGGCTAGTGGTTACGTCGCAGGTGGTGGTGGCGGTGGCGGTTCAGGTCAAGATGCTGGAACTTACAACGGTGGCGCTGGTGGTACAGGCGGCGGAGGTGCTGGCGGTTCAGTAGCGGTTGGAACCGCAGGAACCGCAAACACAGGCGGTGGCGGTGGTGGTGCTGGTGCGCGATATAATCTTGGAAGTCAAAATGGTGGTGCTGGCGGTTCAGGTTTAGTTATCATTCGTTACTTGGCAGCGTAAGGGGAAAAGACAATGGCACACTTTGCAGAGATAGACCCTAACGGTGGAACCGTACTGAGGGTATTAGTTGTACCGAATGAGCAAGAACATCGCGGTCAAGACTTCCTAGCCAATGACCTTGGCTTAGGCGGTGTTTGGATTCAGACAAGTTACAACAACAATATCCGTTACAACTATGCGGGAATTGGCTATACCTACGATGCCACCCGTGATGCCTTCATCTCGCCTAAGTGCCACGATGAGGCAACGTTAGATGAGGCAACCTGCCAATGGAACTGTTCAAATGAAGCACACACAATCAAGGAGATAGAGAATGTCTGATACACCAATCAAGATCGAAGTTAACTGCGCTACCGGTATTGCTGTTGAGGTACCGCTAACCGCAGAAGAAATCGCACAGCGCGAACTAGACGCTATCGCCGCTGAAGCAGATCGTGTTGCTAAAGAAGCAGCTGATGCTGCTAAGGCAACAGATAAGGCTGCATTGCTTGCCAAGTTAGGAATCACAGAAGAAGAAGCACAGCTCCTACTAAGCTAAGGAATACTAAATGCCAACTTATGGCGATGATATTACCGAGGGTATTCCCTACGTACTTTCCAACCCTGTAGGATCTACAACTTACACACC